ATCGTCTTGTACTTCTACTACACCTTCACTACGTAATTCTTTAACAGATCCTAAACCGCGAGATGAAATACCTAACGTAATACCAGCTTTAAACAATTCTTTTAAAATCTTACCCGAAGGCGTTTCTAAGATTTGAACTGCACCCATTAAGTCATCACCATTCCACCAAATTTTCAAAACATTATGTGAAACGTTGTTTAAGTTAACAATTGATGACTCTGGGTGATCTAATTCGCCTAATGCCCTATGTTGATCAATATATTCATTTTGATAACGTTGACATTCTCTTTCTAAAATTTGTTTAGGATAAACACGACCATTTTGATTTTTAGATCCAGCACGTTGCAATACTCCTTGTACAACAAACCCACCAGGAATGCCATATGCAGCGCCAGACGATTCAGTTAAAGAACCAACAGGCTTAAATGGTACATACTCTACTAATAATTTCTTTGACATAATCCTATTCTCCTAATGCCCTCACGCGCTCCGAAATTTTAATTAATCGTTCTGATATTTTTGTTAATGCTTTTTGCGTACTTGAACCATATGTAGACGCAGATATTCCCGATTCTGTTTTTAATCTAGTATTATAATTAACCATAGTTTCAATTTCTTGCATCTTTTTTGCAATTTCTTTTATGGTATTTTTTACTTTACGTTCGGGACTTAAAGTTTTATCTTCTGTTGCAAATTTTCGATATGATTCTAAAAGTTCCTCATATTTTTTTTCTAAGACATCTTCCGTAGTAATTTTTACTTTTTGTGTTTCGTCTTTTATATTTGCAGTGCCATATGGCTGATTTGTAAATTTAACTGGATACTCTTGATCTTTATTTGGCCATTGTGCCATATCTCTAGAAAATGGAAATTTGTCTTGTGCCGTTTCTTCTCCAGACTCAGGCGTTTGATCTTGTGTATCTTTCCATTTAAACGTTGGTGGTGTATTTACCGATTCGTATTTTATTTTTTTCTTTTTCTTTTCGTATTGTGCTGGCGTTAAGAAAGCACCAGGAGTATTATAACCAGCAATAGCGCCAGTAGTATTTTGTTCTTCAATCTCGTTTTCATCAACTTGATCTTCAGACTCTAATTCAATGAATTTACTTTCTATTAATCGTAAAAATGAATTCATTAATTAATCTCCTTTAGTTCGCGAATTAAATCAAAATAACGTAATAAAGATAATACGTGAGATTCTTTTATCGTTTTCATATTTTCTACAGTGCATAACATTTCTGAAAGTTTTTGAACTTTTATTTGTGTTGCTTTATCTGTAATTGTTTTTGCTTGATTAGACAATGCTGTTTTAATTTGCGGAATAATAATTTCTACATATTCTTTCAAAGCTTTTGTATCATTTACATTGGTAATGTATTTGTTTAACAATTGCTTCTGCGATTCATCTAATCCAGAATATTTTTCATTGAATTTGTCTACTAACATTTTATATGCAAGTAATCGTATTTCTTTTGGCTGTGATTCAAATGTTTCAATTACAACATCTTTTTCTATGCGTTTAGGCTTTGCAGATAGCATTGAATTTTCTAGAATAACATTTTTACATTCTAACAATTGTTTCGGATTATCTGTTTCTTGATATTCAAAGATCATGTAAATCGATGCCAATGTTTTGTAATTATTAATATGTATCTTTGAAATACCATCAAAATTAAAACGTTCTGAAATTTCTTTAACAAGATTATATCGTTGTCTCTTTAACGTAGTTTGATTTAGTTTATCATGAGTAGATTTTACTGTACGTATATAATCTAATGCTTGTGCCTCACTTTTAAATTGTTCTTTTAGTAGTGCGTTATATAATTGTAATTCTTTTGATAACTCAGTATTTTTACCAAAATATTTTTTAATAATATCTACTGTTACAGATTTATTTGAAGACAATGTCTCTGATGTTAACTTTCGCACTAACATTTCAAAAAGAATACCGGTATTCTTATATTTTGAATGTTTTAATTTTTTCATACTATACGATCGCTTTTTATTTATTATAAATATAATGTTTCTTACAAAATGTTGTTTTCGTCCAACATAGTACCTTTATCTAAATCATCTTGTTTTGTTTTTGCAGAATTCAATGATTCAAATAATATTTTAGGTTGTTTGTTTTTTAAATATTTCATTATGTTGTGACTCTCTGTAGAAACTGGTCTGACTGCGCGATCCCATCTAGTATCTGGTTCAAATGTTGATTTTTGATTTTGCACGTTAAATGCTTGTTTTAATTCTTTTTTACCTGTCGGATCCCATCCTAATGCATTTTTATGTTGCTCTGGTTTAATTCCTTCTGGTGGTCTTCCGCCTTTATCTTTTTCTTCTACGTCTTTGCTTGACATATGAACTGTTGCTAAATCATGCGGCGTTCCATATGATATGCCGGTTACTGCTGGGTCATTACCTTCTTGTTCAATTTGATTTTGACGGAATCTTAATTTAAGATCTTCAACGATGTCTGTGCGTTCTTGTAGCCATTGTTCTTCTGACATATTAAAGATATATTCGTAAATGTATCGATCAGAAACTAATTTGCTATCTTTCATTGCATTTGCCAACGTAATTTTTTCGTTCATTAATGCAACTTTTTGTTGATCATAAATTATAGAAGGCGATGTTAATTCTAGTTCAAAACCTACTAAATCTTCGCCTTCAAACCCTTGAGCATATAAATGTATAATTGCAATCTTTGTTAATTCAGAAATTGTAATTTTTTGAATACGTTCAATTGTTCTAGCAAAACGAATATCCATTGATGCTAATGTAGTTTTACCTTCAACGCCTTCATCGTAACCTAAAAATGGTTTAGGAATCTTTAAAGCTGCCATCATTTTGTTTCTAACATATTCAATGTCATCCATACCTGTAAATGTCATGCCTGGCAACGTGTCTATCGACGTCGTAGAGTTACCGCCTCGAACTGGTAAGTAATAATCTTCCAACATGTTGTTCAAATTGAATTTAAGATTATAATTTCCTGTTTGTTGATCAATATGTGGAATTTTTTTCATTTTAGTAATAATCTGTTCCATGAATGTATCAACTTCATTTGGTGGAATATTACCAATATCGATTTTAAAAATACGTTTTTCAGGTGCGCGCATAATTCGATGTATTAACATTGCATCTTCTAGCATCATTAATTTTTGAAACTCTTTACGAGCTCCTTCTAACATCGATCTACCATATGGTAAAAAGTTAGAATCTGACAACATGCGGAAATGTGCCATTTCAAAAACATCATAAGTAATATTTGGTGCGCCTACATGTTTAAATGTAATTTTATATTCACCAGTTGCTTCATCATACTCTTCAAAACGTTCTACTTCATAACTAGAAAGTGGTCGAGCATTCATGATACCAATTTCTTCAGCAATATCCAATTTTAAAAAGAAGTCGCCGTACTTTGCCATGTTTCGAATCCAAGTCCATAAATTGAATTCAATGTTTAAAACATCATAAAATAAATTATAAAGTATTTTTTGAATACGAGTGTTGTTTGTTTTAATTGTTAAGATATCGCCAAATTGGTCTGCTAACGTAGATTCATCTGAATATATATCTAATGCTGAACTAATAATTGGATCTCGGTCCATCATTTCATAATCAGCATAGAGTTGCATACGATTTTGATGCATATAGTAGTTAGAATCATATCCTCCCATACCACCTACCATGTGCTTATTAGCACCATGCATTCTTGTATATCGATCTGCTACTTTAGTTTGATTTATGTTACCAACCCCTTGCAAACGGTTAGTATCAACAACTTTTAATTTATCATTACCATATGCACGTACAATGACATTGGTACTAAATAAATTTTGTAAACGTTTTCTTAATGACGCCATAGTATATTATTTTTATAATAAATATAACTAGTTACAGAAGCCAGGTCAAATTCTCGTTGTTATGGCCATTATTCCATGTCCACCCATCTGCTCCAGGAGCAGCTTTGCCTGTAAATATAACTTGTTGTGTAGATTTTTGAAATTGACTCAAAGTTCTTTTGTGAAGTTCAATTCCTTGTTGACGTAATTTTAATGATGTATCACGAAGCCATAAGCCAATAGCAAAAGCCATTACCAAGTCATCATTATAACCATTTTGTGATTGAGCTTTTCCATTCAACCAAACAAATACAAACAATTCTTGAATTAATCGTTTGCTTCGTATAACTGGCGTTTTTTCTCGCATATACATTTCTAATGCTGATATCATCAATGGACGAGTTCTAGACGTTGTTGATACTCCAGGAACCATTTGGCTCTTATCTTTCATATCATAACCTTTTTTAAGTTGAACGTCTACATCTACATATCCATCATCTTTATATGTATAGAATAAATTTTCGTAGCTGCGATCTAATACGGGTTGAATTGCTGCCCACCCAATATTAGCATTTTCAATTGCTAGCAATGCATTGTTCCATTCTGTTGCAACTGATACTAACATGTTACCAAAATCCTTAGGTGGAATCTTGCCTTTATATTCTGCAACTTGCACAACATCTTGTACATCGATAACATGAAATGTAGACCAGTCGCCCCCATCGCCACGGGCAACGTCAGCTACTACTATATAATCTTTTTCATAGTTTGGATATTCCCAAACCCAATATGCATTGTCATAGCCTCGTTTTTCAATCGGATCGGAACATTTTGATTCATAGTCCATTAATATGCCGCTGTCTATTACTGTATGTCCGGAACTAATAAAGTCACAGTCACATTCCTGAGCAGCACCTCGTTCGCCAAGTAGTTTGGTTTGTTCATCGCGCCAAAATTGATCGCGATCTGGATGAACAGTCCAATGTAGCTTGATTGTATGAAATCCATTGATTTCTTGTTCTGCTTCAGACCATACTGAGTGAAACCAATTACCTACCCCGTTTGGTGTAGATAATACAATTGCTCCACCACCTGTTGATAATGTTGCTTGCGATGCTACCCAAATTTCTTCAATGTTTCGAATAAATGCAGCCTCATCTATAATAAGCAAAGAAAGTGCTTCTGAACGTGCACCGGTAGTTGCTGATGATACTGCTTTGATTTGCGAACCATTTTTAAATTTGAGTGAAAGTTTATTGTCTGCTTCAATATTACCTTTTAACCAACTAGGTAAATTGTCGTGCATGACACGTACTTTTGTTACTAAGTTTTTTGCTACTTCTTGAGTTGTTGCAATAACAAGTACGTTAAAATCTTCTTTGAACAACATGCTCCACAGCGCGAATCCTGCAGATAATGTTGAGATACCTAACTGACGAGACTTTAATATTACATTGTAACGATTATCTCGCAATTCAGTTAATGAATCTTCTTGAAAAGGATAAAGATTAAATTTAATTTTACCTTTTTTAGGATGTTGGATATAACAATATTGACGCATAAAGAAAACAGGATCTTTAGCACACATTGTGTACTG